AGTTGGACCTTCTGGGGACCAATGAGTGCTGTCGGCTGGAGGGACCGTGCTGCTCGTAACGTTGGAAATACAGACGAAGTTTTGAGAGCCATAATTGACTACAGTACCAGTAGTGTAAGCAGTACCAGATACCCATAATGCAGCTAGTGGTGCGTTATCATAAAGCTGCTGAATTACATTAGCTGTAGCCGTATATGGTCCTGTAACTCCTGTAATTTGAACTAAACCATATAAGAACCCATCTTCAGCTTCTAATACGATACGTGGGTTTGTAGCACCTGCTGTTGTAGGTGCACTAGAACTTAAAACATTAATTCTAAATAAAGCAGGTTCTTGTGCCGTACCTGTAATATCTACGTTACGATCAGATGCACCAGAAACACTACGTACTGCATCCCATGTTTGACCGCCATCTAAAGAACGTTCGATATTAAATTGTGCGTTCCATACGCCATACGTGTGTGCTTCCCAAGCACCATAGATTTCTATTTGCTGAGAATAGCCTACAGGAAATGCTGACGATGGTGTAGCAGCATCTATTTCAACAGAAGATGAACTACGAAGTGTTGCTATCTGCCAATAAGAACCTACATGACCTTGGCTACTGCCACTAGGTGCTTGGAATATAGTTACTAATTCCCAAATACCAGCAGCTAAATCAGCAGGAAAACTTGGTGATGAATTGTTTTGAACTACACATTCATAGATATTACCGCCATTAGAAACGGTATTACCTACCTCATAAAAGTTATACGAAACCCATGCAGGTGCATTAGCCGTTAAAGTAATAGCACCACTGGTTGAACTAGCTGTTAAAGTAGTCTGATTTGCGTTCTGATCTAACAATGCAGGTGTTAAAAACTGCACTTCTTTCATTACCCAATTAGTATCTGAGTAACGTGTAAGACTATAAACTGGGTAATCAGGATGCGTAATATACATTACGTCATTTACCTGACAAAAAGCTAATTTCCAAATATCTGTTGAATATGGAGAGGCAGTTAAACCAATGTTATTAGTAGTGTATGATGCCTGATAAGGTGTAGGTACTTCTAAAATCGTCTGCTGAATAAAACGACTTGGCTGGTAAACAGGATCTACAGGTGCATAACCAGCAACTGTATTATAATAAATTAAACTATTAGTTGGTGATGTAATATATTCACCTTCTGCATACGCAGTAGATTGTCCTGCTGTACCAGTTCCTGTACCTGCGTTAGTTGCAGTAAAGGCAATACCAACTGTGTTACTAGCAGCACCACACAATGTAAAATCTGTAGTACCTATTGATTCAATTACGTAAACTACACCTACATTAAAATTACCTGCGGTGACTATTGTATCAGCAGGATCTGCCCATGTTATAGCAGAACTTACATTAACTTGCTGACCGTTGCTATAAAAACGTATGTACTCGTGACCAAACTCTAAAATAAAAGTTGTGTTAGGACTATAGATAAACTTTTCAAGCCTTGTTGAGTAATTAGTAACTGTTGTTACGCCACCTACAGTATTTGCATATGAACCAGATTTAGCAGCAGCAATAAACTGTGTTCCAGGTCTGCGTGTTATTGGTCCCTGTTTATAAGGGATCATGTTCACCATCTGTCTAGATGCTGATCTATATTTTTCTTGGTCTATGCGTGCGTCTAGCTTTGGACTAAACTCACCACCAGCAAAAGTAACTTGGCTGTCGATTGTTTTAGCCATTGATGAAGTACCAGCGTGATGCTACGAAGCGTGAAGAATTAATTGGTTGGAAACGATTTGGCATCTTTTCGCCAGCGTTCTTAGTAATTGCTTGTCCCAATACTTGTTTGTAAACAGCAAGCATTGCAGCTTCTGTTTGTCCACCATCTTGCCTTAAGGCTGTAGCAATCATTGATGCTAGCTTGTAAGTAACACAGTCTACAAATAAAGGATCCCATCTAGTTGTATCCTGATTGTTAGATACATACTTAATAGAAGTCTGTTGAGTATTTGTATAAATAAGCTGACCCATGATTTCATATTCATCTGCGCCTGAATTGCCATATCCATATTCTTCGGAAGTGTTGGCATTTACTGAATCAAGTAATATGAAGTCACTAGGAAGAGCGAAAGCGTAAGGCCAACCAGAAGGATAACTGGCTGAACTTGGGTAGCCTCCGAACGCGTTGTAGTCTGGATAATCCGCTTGTACAAGAGCACCCGTAGTGAGGTCATTAGTAAAATTGCCCGTGGATGTGTATGCGTACTCAGTGGTATAAATAGCGTTACCATAAGATAGGTATACATTTGCCGAATATGACGTATAAGGAGCCCATGGAATAGATGGAGGTGTTCCAGGTTGCGAAGGCAAAGGTGTTTGTGGTACTTCTGAAAGTATCGCAGTAGTTGTTAAACAATTCCAACGTGTAGCGCGAGCCACAGTCTCAAACGCAAGTTGAAAATTACTGTTACAAACAATAGCCGAAGGATTAGTTAAATCAGTTAATGATTGTATAGACTGTGCTCCTATTTTGTTTAGGGCAGAGTTTGCAATGTCTGTCGGTGATAAAGTTGTAAACATGGAAAGAGAAAAACCCCATAGCTACGTCGCCACAACGCAACTATGGGGCAGGTTTTAATTACGTCAAACCACTAACCCAATTAGTTATTGGCGACTGAGCTGAAGCGGAACACGCTGATTGCATTAGCATTGATAGATGCTGCTGAAGCAACGAGTGCCTGTAACCAGCAATCTTCAGATACGAAGTAAGGAGCATATAGTGCTGTACCACCAGTTGTGGAAACATTGCCAGATGCTGCGTGTACGTCGATAGCAGTTGAATAGCGTTGGCTGTTAGCTATCCAGTGTGTGCTGTCTGAGTGAGGTGCTGTTGAACCGCTTGTAGCTACGATACAAGTATATGTTTGGTTCGCTGGAGTGGATGCTGAGTCTAAGACTACTGCACCAACTGCATACGATGTACCAGATACCCAAGTTGGAGCTTGGATAACTATATTTGTATTTGGTAGTACCTGTGGATTTACGATTGGAAGGTTTGTTGCCAAGCCTTGATCGTTGTCGCCGATTGCTAACGTCAATGTCGTTGCAGGAGCAGTTGTACCGCTTGCTACGTGACCGTTAGGATCAACCATTGTACCACTTGGGATGATTGCAATGTTGATGAGATCTCCAGCAGCCTCAGAACCTGTCCACGTATAAGTGGCAATGATTTGTGGGAAGCCTTCGAGTAAAGGATTGTTTTGAACTCCTGGTTGAGGGGTCATCATTGTGAGACCACTCTGACCTGGGAAGTTAACCCCTTGTTGTTGATTTGTTGCTACGTCTGTGTACCAGATAGCCATGTTAGTTATCTCCTATGTTAAGGGTTAAACGGATTCGTCACAATTTACTTGGACTACACCCTTTTCTTCCATACGAGTCGCATCCATTAGAAGAGCTGTGCGCACTTGGATTGCATGGGACTGCATTGGTAGAATGTCGATGTGAGTACGTACATCTTCGCCGATACCCATAAGGAGGAAATCCTTTTGGTAAGCAACGCAAGTACGGATTGTGGATGAACCAGCTTGGAAAGGAACGAGCTGGGTGCGTACGAAATGGAAGCCCATGAAGTCACGGATTGTTCCATCGCGGAGAGCGCGTACGTCATTATAAAGAACTGAGTTAACTTGATCTACGTTTGTGATTAAGTTGTTTAATTCTTTTGCTGAGTATACGAATACACGGCCCTCTTCTTTGACGTCATTTGAATCAAGGATGTAGGAAGCCTGTGTTAATTTAGCAAGTTGTAGACCTGAGTTAGCAGATCCTGAACCGTAGGTTACGCCAACTGTTTGCGTGGATGGCAGCGTTGTAGCTGTTGTTCCTTGTGCACCAGTGTAGTTAGTACCTAAGAGAGCATTGATAGCAATGATGTCTTTTTGACGGTTAGCTGCAATAGCGTGTTGTTTCGCTGTTGGAGACTGTGGGTCAGGAAGCTGACCAAGGAGGATATGATCAAAGTAGTCGATCCATGTCGTCTTGTCATAAGGACGAGGACGTACCCAACGGAAGAATGTTGGAATATCGGAAGGTTCGCTTTTTTGAGCACGAGCTGTAATCTGACGCATAGCATAAGATTGGTCACCAATCTGATCGTAGCGTTTTTGATTACCGTTTACATTGTCGGACATATACATCCCTGCAAGGCGGTGATCGGTTTGCTGCGCCATAATTTCGCGCCAGTTATCATCGAACGCCGTCTCGTAATGGGGAGGTAGTGAAAATATTGCACCAGCCATGAGAGTAAGGAATTAAGTTGAGTTAAATGCACGGCAGAAGCCGTACGTTGGTTGTACGTTCGCCCCCCGGTTGTCCATAAGGATCGGTCATCGAACAGAGTTGTTCGACAGGTGATCCGGGTCAGCTTGCGCTGGTTGTCCTCTACTCTGTCTGTGGGCATAAAAAAAGCACCTGACGGTTAAGTCAAGTGCTTAGTTATGGGGAACTATGGAAACAAATTATACTGCAGAAGCTGAACGAGCTGTCTCATTCCAAGTTGTTCCGTCTGATGTAAACTCTACTAGGATAGCTTTTGATGCTGTTCC